AAAGGACACTTATCAAGAAATTCGCTTAATCTTTGGACTTCTCTTTGCAGCGAATCACTATCTTCACTGAGTTGAACTTGGCTATTGAATCGTGCCATGCGTCACCTCTTAGTAGCGAAGAATAAAGTCGTCTCTGTATCGACCCTTACGGACATCGCGAATAGCAAACGAGCCACTGGCATCACGCGGCGAGATAGCTCGAATAATACGACTGGCGAGTTGCTGACGCTCACGCTCTAGAGCAGAAACGTCAGACTCCTCTTTCATAAGCATACGGATTGCTGTCGCTACAACCACGTATTCAATGAACCCCGGAATAATAAAATCCAAACCTGATCCAGGAGTTGAATCTGTGTACTCTGGAGCCAACGGCACATAAAACAAAGTAATTGTGCCAGACTGAGAATTGTTGGGAATAAGCTTAATGTTACTTCCCTCAATTTTGTACATCGGTCGAGCTAGCTGATCGACCACAGCATAGGGCGTGTTGTAGATGTTACGGTCAGAGAAAGAGTAAGCCTTGAGCGTCGAAGTAGTTCCACCGGAATTATAATCAACGCCCAAGGCTTTATAAAACGCACCCCCTGGGTCAGCAGAAGTAGGCAACGCGACGCCACTTTCTGCCAACGGGGCTGAGTACTCTTTGGTTGCTACGAAATAATCTTCATAGCTTTTGACAAGAAAGTCATACAACTCCGCAATGCTTGAGTTCAGATAGTCTCTAGCCTCAGCATTGCTAATGAAGTTGCTGTTCTCCATGTCGGCGCGGCGAAGCGCACGAGTTCTTAAATCAGTTTCCGTGAACGCCGCCATGCCCCCTCCTTACGCACGCATGTCTAGATAGTCATCAAGTGCGTCGACGAATGCAGCACCGTCGTCTTCCTTGATGGCTGAAGCCATGCGTCTTCCCGCATCTTCTTTTGCCTTGCCGTAATCATCTTCCGGAGAGCCTTCAGCATCTTTGCCTTTGGCTTTCTCCAAAATCATGACCGCAAGACCTTTGCCCTTGCCCTTCATGGTTATCGCTCTACGCTGGTGTTCTTAAGGAACAGCGTTACGTAGACTTCATCACCTGTGCTGAGTACATCATCAAAGGTCAACAAAACCTGGCCATTGCTCGCAACTGTTTCTGCAACAGAAATAACTTGAGTAATAGCGCCACTAGCTCCAGCCGGATCTTTGACTTGTGCAAACGCACTCAAAAGAGCGTTGTAGTTGTCTGTCAGGTTAATTGTAAGCACAGCGCCGCTAAAACTTGCTGTTGCCCCAATCGCATTTGGCGTAGTGCCTGATGCGGGAGTTGGGTCACCTTGAAACAAGGTAACGTTTGGACTCCCTGACCCGCAGAGTGCAGCACACGAGAAAATTTTCACTTCTCGATGCACCGCCTGTACGTCTTGAAAAGTTCGGTTAGCCATCTTTCACTCTCCTTATGCTAGAGCGACGCGGCTGTTGTATCCTGGTGCAGTGCAAGCAACGTTACCATAGAAACCAACCCGAAGCTCATAAGCGTCATCGTTGTGGATTCGAAGCATACGGTTACCATCAAGGTCAAGAATATGCGGAGCAGGTCCAAGACTGTTAAGAGTCCAGGTATCCATCTGAAGCATGTACGCAACATTTGGAGTGCAGTTCTGGTCAGCAATAATCTTGATAGGACCCTTTGGTCCAATGATGCTAAGAGCCTGGAAGCCAACATCAGCGTCGTCGCTGCTTACTTTGTCATAAACAACCTTAGAGCCAAGAGCCTTTTCAAGATTGTTAAACTGAGTAAAGTCCATCAAGCAAACGTCTGGTGATCCACCCTCACGAGCAAGACGACTCGCTGCTCCTGTAAGTGCTTCTTCAATAGGCATTGAAGCGCCATTGAAAGGAACACCTGCAAGACGGGTACGGTCAGTTGTTCGGGTTACACCGAAAAGGTTCGCTGGAGTGCCCGCTGGAATCCAAGACTCAAGACCTGCAATCTTCATTGGATTGCCATTTGCATCACCACCAGCAGCAACATAATCACCAAGCTGAACAAGAAAGTCCGTGTCGGCCGCTCCCCCAGAAGAACTAGCGATGGTGCCCGTAAGGATACCGGTGTCGCGATCTACAGCGGTGATGGTGTAAGTGTCAGCACGAGGCGCATGAGCCAAGCTCTGAACAAACTTCAAGGTCATGCCGACTTCAAAGTTGGTGACGCTCTCTGCGTTCTCTAGCTCAATGGTTTGTGTTCCGTTGCCAGTGCCAGAAAGACCGCCTGTTTTAATGTCGCCAAGCTTTCCTGAACCATCGCCATACATCGCAACTGCAAGCGATCGAGTAAGTGATTTGATAGCGCCGTCGATTTCCATGGTAGCGTACTTAAGGAACGCATCAGCGTTGCCTTCGGTAGCCTTAATGGTTTCGCCAGTGATTCGCGCAAAAGAGTAATCCTTTACACGGGTTACGACAAAACGCTCAAGACGAGTCTGAGAGTTCAGCCCTTGAGCATCACTGAAGGTTGCAGAACGACGGTTTGCGATGCCGTACTGCAATGGAATCGGCATGTTTTCGCCACCGAATTGTTCGTACTTAGGCATAAGGGCAAGCAGTGGGTTGTCCTTATAAACCATGTCTTTGATGGTAAGCGGCTTATAATGTTCTTTGAGGGCTTCTGTGACCTCAGTAAGATTCAGAGCAGCAGTTGTTGATACTGGCATAATTTTACTCCTGTCAGGAGTAAATTATTTTACCCCTGGCGAAACAGATTTTTCCCATACTTGTTTACCAGCAAATCAATAGACTGCTGGCGGCTAAGCTTCTTGGGCTTATCCCCTGGCGCACGTTGCACCTGGGTGTTTGTCAAAGTTTTGGGTGGCGTTTTCTCAGAAGCCTTAGCTTCCTCTTGTGCTTGCCCCGCCTCGGGCTCTGTCTTCGCTGGAGCGTAACGCTCTTTGAGTCGTTGCTCTAGTTTCGGTACTGCGAGGTACTTTTCTGCTTCAGCCTCGTAGTAGTCCTCAACCATCTTGGTAGCATCGTCATAGCTCATCACTTCCTGCGTGCTGTTGTAGTGCTCTTGCATAACCTCAGCGACGACGTGGTAAGCATTGTTAGCTTTAACGAAGTCGAACTCACTTGTATTGTTCACGAAAGTTTTGATCTCGTCAACAAATGTCGAGTAAGTGTCTTGATACTTCTTTGCCTCTTGTTGCTTTTGAAGCTCAGCCCGCTCCGCTTTCATCGACTCAATCTCATCGCGAAGGCGCTTCATCTCCCCTGCCATCTTCTGCTCAGGGGTAATTTCGCCATCTTGTAGGACTTGTCGGCTAAGGGCTTCGTAGTCTAACCCTAGCTTCTGCATGACCTCGTAAGGGTTCTCGCGTGCAAGTCTTTGTAGGTCATCGTAGGTAGAGACCGTGCTCTTGCGTGCGTCAAGCTCTTGCTGAACACGCTTCATTTCGTCACGCTCTTGGCGCAACTTCTTTTGCTCACGAGCTAGTTGAGCAAATCTTCGAGAGAACGGGTCGGGCGCTGGTTCTTCGGGAGTTCCTGCATCGCTGCTCTCCACTCCATCGTTATTATCATCCGCTCCAGTTGTTTCATGTGGAACGTCGTCTCCACTAGAGGCTCCTCCAGCATCTCCTCCAGCAGCGTCTCCCATATCAGGAACTGATTGAACCTCTTCTGCAACTGCACCTTCCTCAGTCATACTCTCTCCTTAAACTGGCACACCTTCTTGCGTGGCACCAGTTACTTGTGGGGCTGGCAATTCTGCTTCTGCCAGCACGTCAATGGCTTCCTTCGGCGGTGTTGCCGTAGGCGTTAGTGGCTCCTCAGGCAATGCGCCACCGGCGGCTGGGGTTTGACCTACTGGCATGGCAGCGACAGGAGGTGCCGGTGGCTGGAGAAGCGCCATGCACTCTTGCATATATAAACGCATGAGTTCCAGACGATCCTCCGAGACATTGTCTGTGCGGGCTCGCGTATAAGCGGCCTGGAAGTATTTAAGATGTAGTTCGAGGTTAGAGAAAGGCTCTGGTGGATAATAAATACCTTTTTCTATGATTTGCTCTACGAGCATCTCTGCTTCGTCGATTTGAGCTGTAGCCAACTTGTTGAACTGCTCAATGTCCGGGAAATCCAGAAGACTACGAGTCTCCGCCTTATCAATCAAACCTGCCTGCGACATCTCAATGACTGTCTGCAAACGTGCGGCTGGAGTGGTCGGGAGAAGACTCGCCGGATAAACTTTCATCCGATACTGGTCTTCACGCAGTTTAATTTCCGACCACTTTATCTTCTCTATGTCCTTATCTCCATAGGAAATAACTTCATAGGTTTTACCCTGCTCAGACACGTCTTTGGCCAGGTCAATCATCTGACGCGCCACCTCTAAGAAAGCTTTTTCATAGGCTTGGCCAACAATCACAAAACGCTCGGTCTCGATGTCGCTGTACTCACGCAGAGCAACACCAGACTCTAAGCCCGCAGGCTTAAGGCTTGTCGCAGACAACTGACTAATACCAGAGATCTCATACGCTCGGTTGTAGAGTCGGTCGAGATGACTAAACACTTCGCCTGCTACAGTCTGTGGTACAAAGAAACGCGGTGGCTGACCTTCGTATTCGATGATGCCCCAGGTCTGGTTGTTAATCTGCTCTTTGGCTACCTGTGACCCGCGCTCTAGGAAAACCTTCGGTGTCGCAAGATTCATCTGCTCCTGAATATTGAGAAGAAGTTGGTTAATCTCTGCCTGAATGCCGCGAAGCTGCTCCGCCAAACCTTGGCCATAATAACCAAGCATACGACGCGACCAACGAAGCGTA